GGTTGTTAGGGATGCAAATATAAACAAGCTCACAGTTGCTGAGACACACGCTGCCATTGAAGAGCGCATAGCGGGGCTTTTAACATCCCAAGCACGGACACTGGCTGCAACGGCGATCAACTATACCACAAATATTGCAAAAAGTCAAGTAATACAGGAAAACCGTGATATAATAGCTCAAGAGCAATGGGTAAGTACACTTGAGACAAACACTTGTGATTATTGTGAGGGTAATAGTGATCAAGTATATAACCAGGGCGAAGCCCCTGATTGTCCGGCCCACTGGAACTGTAATTGTGAAGTGATACCTTATGTTGAAGAAGTGGCTGGCTGAGCAAGATGAAGCCTTCAGGAATGAAGTTGGGGTTGATGCCCGTAGGTATATGAGCACAAGCTGCTCACTAAAAGAGCTTGAAGATTTAGATGACCGTTTTATCAATGATAGCCCGGAGGGCGACAATGACAGAGCAAGCAATGGAACAAGTGACTGAGTCACAAATACCAGAAATTAATTATAAAGAACTCTATGAAAAGACAGCACTTGAGATAAAAGCTGTAACAGCAAAGAAAGACGAACTCTTAAGCGAAACAAAGAAAGCTAAGGAAGCCCGAAGAGATGCTGATGAAGCAGCCTTCCAGGCGTCACAAGAAAAAGCTTTAAAAGATGGTGAGTTCGAGAAGTTATGGCAAACAACAAAAAAAGAAAAAGAAGAGTTGTTGGCTCAATTAAAGAATGTACAAACGTCTAATCGACGTGAGAAATTGCAAGTGGCAGCAATGCGTATTGCAAACGATTTAGCTGATGGTGATAATGCAGAGTTACTGAGTGACTTCGTGAATCGCAATCTAGATAAAATGGCTGATGATTCTGGTAGTGTATCTGCGGAAGTATTAGAAGCTATAAAAAACGACTTTAAAGCAAACCAAAAGTTTAAGGCTTTGCTGAGAGGTTCGAAGGCTACCGGAGGCGGTGCCACTGGTAACACGAGCAGTGCTCAAGTAACAAAAGCAATATCCCGTGAATCATTTAGTAAGATGAATGCAACAGACCAAGTTAAACATTTACGGTCTGGTGGTTCGGTTGCTGATTCACTTTAATTAAACTTTTAGGAAAATATAAAAATGGCTAATACTTTAACAAGTCTAATCCCAGACGCGTTCGAAGCCCTAGATACTGTTTCACGTGAATTGGTAGGTATGATTCCTGCCGTTGCTCGTGATCACAGTTTGGCACGAGTTCAAAAAGATCAAACAGTTCGGTCTTTCGTAGCTCCAGCTTCTTCTGCATCTAACGTTTCACCCGGTCTTTATGCGCCTGATGATGGTAACCAAACCATTGGAAATAAGACAATCACCATTTCTAAATCTCGTTATGTACCAATCCGTTGGAACGGTGAAGAACAGCTTGGTATTGATCAAGGCCCAGGTTACATGAATGTTCGTAAGAATCAAATTGTGCAAGCAATGAGAACTCTTTGTAATGAAGTTGAAACAGATTTAGCTGCATTGCATATCAAAGCCTCACGCGCTTATGGTACTTACAACGTCCTTCCATTTGCCTCTACACTTGCAGACCCTGCACAAATGAGAAAGATTCTTGCTGATAACGGCGCTCCAATGACCGACCTACAAATGGTCATCGACACCTCTTCTGGTGCTGCTATGCGTACACTGGCTCAGCTCACTAAAGCTAACGAAGCTGCAAGTGCTGATATGCTCCGACGCGGTGTTCTTTTAGACATCCATGGTTTTGCAATTCGCGAATCTGCTCAAATTAAACAAGCTGTAACTGTTGGTACTGGTGCTTCTTATGTATGTAATGGTACACAAGCAATTGGCGCAACGTCAGTTGTAATCAAAACCGGTACTGGTACTGTATTAGCTGGTGACATCGTAACATTCGAAGATGACACTCGTAAATATGTAGTTACCACTGGTGTTGGTGCAGCCGGTACTATTGTCATCGCTGCTCCTGGTTTAATACAAGCCCAAACTGATGGTAAGACAATGACTATCGTCGCTGCTACCAATCGTAACATGGCTTTCGACCGAAATGCTATCGTTCTTGTAACTCGTGCTCCTGCACTACCACAAGAAGGTGATATGGCTGAAGACGGTTTCTTCGTACAAGACCCAGAATCTGGCCTTGGTTTCGAAATCCGTATGTACAAACAATATCGACAAGTCAAGTATGAGCTTGCTCTAGCTTGGGGTTGTGATGTTATGAAACCTGAAAACTTAGCCCTGTTAATTGGTTAAGCGTTTCCCGCTCCCTCCGGGGAGCACTTATTTTTTACACAATAAAGGTAATTATATATGACAACAGTATTCGTCCCGGCTGGTCAAGCGTTAACATTAACCGCTATCAGCGCTGGTAGTTATTACCTTATTGGTAACCCAGGGGATGCCCCTGGTGCACCAGTTGCTATATTAGCTGCAGCTTCTGCAGTGATTGGTCCATTTAATGATAGTCGTGAATACGCCTACTTGAGTAATAACGATGATATGTCTGCCTCCTTAGCTGTTAGTGGTTTTATGACAGCTGCTGATGATGGTGTTACGAGTGATATACAAACACAGATTGACGATAAGCAAGCAATTGTAGTTCTTACTAATGTGGGGGCTGTTAGCGCTGGGTCAGTGGCAACAGAAAGAGGGAATCTTGCTCAGCATAAAACAACCTTAGCGGTTAACAGTACGCTACCTGCGATAGCCGGTGGTGCTAATTTATCAGTTGGTAAACTACTTTATACCTTCCCTGCTGGAGCAATCATTGTTCATAGTGCATATATGAGTATGGGTATTACACAGACGGAAGGTTTTATTAACGCAGACACTCCTGATGTTGGACTGGGTACAACTATTGCTTCGGGTATAAATGCTCTTTTAAGTGACACAGCCGGTGCTGAGAATATATTAACAGGTCAAACAGCTAATAATTGTACAGGAACGGCCGAAGTTAAAACTGTTGCTGATCAAATTCTAGTTATTGAGGCTGCAGGAGCCCACACAGTGTATTTTAATGTTGCTGATGGTTGGGCCGCAAGCGGTGATGCCGCTGCTCTAATGGTGGGCACGGTCGTATTAAACTGGTCATTTGTAGCATAATCTGAGATAACAATTAATGACAACAATATTTGTACCACATGGCCAAGCATTAACACTATCATATACTAGTGCTGGTAGTTATTACGTTATAGGCAATCCTGGTGAGAACCCCGGAGCCCCTGTTTTTGTTAGCATTAATACTACGGTTATTGTTGGCCCATTTAATGATAATAGAGAATATGCTCTTCTTAGTAACAATAACGATTTAGTATATAGTTTAGCAGAGAGTGGGGTTATAACATCGGATGATGATGCGGCTATTGCCCTATTGGCCCCAAAAGCCTCTCCTACGTTCACGGGGACAGTTATTCTGCCTTCCACAACATCGATAGGGACTGTATCTAATACGGAAATTAGTTATCTTGATGGTGTAACCAGTCCTATACAAACACAGATAGACACTAAACCATCTACATTTTTATTAATTGGAGCATAACTTATGGCAGTTGTAACTAAAGTGTTGGGACAAGTTATCCCAAGCGCTGCTTCATTATCCACATTATATACTGTTCCGGCTCTCACCACTGCCATATGTTCAACGCTTGTTGTATGCAACCAATCTGTAACACCCACAACGTTCAGAGTGGCTGTAAGAGTTGCAGGGGTTTCTATAGAATCAAAGCAATATTTATATTATGATGTCGCTATACCCGGCAGTGAAACATTCACAGCTACATTAGGTATAACCCTTGGTGCTGCTGATGTTGTGAGTGTTTATGCAACACTAGCAACACTATCTTTTAATTTATTCGGGCAGGAGATATAATATGTCACAGGGATACGTTAATAAGAAGACAGTTGACGGTGTAGTGGGTATAGATGGTTCAAACATATCTGCATTTGGGGATATTATAACTGCAAAGCTAGAACCCGTTGTACAGATAGATTTCGTGTACGGTATTAATAGTCAGCTTGGGGAAACATCCATAACTACAACCGGTGTTGCTGATACATCATCCTCTCGGTTAAGACTCCAAACCGGTACAGGCGCTGCTGGTGCAGCCACATTACAAACCTTTCTTATAGCTAGATATCGTACCGGTGAAGGTATGATAGCCCGTTTTTCCGGCGTCTGGTCATCAAGTGCAGCAGACTCTACACAGGTTGTAGGAGCTGGGACAACATCTGATGGATATTTCTTCGGTTATAATGGTACTTCCTTTGGTGTGTGTCGGAGAAAGTCCGGGTCTGATAACTGGGTAGGACAAACTGCCTGGAACGGTGATAAATGTGACGGTACAGGGGCCAGTGGTTTTAACTGGGTTAAGACAAACGGTAACGTAATGATGATTAGATACCCATTTTTAGGATACGGTAATATTACATTTTGGGTGCAGAATTCAGAAACTTCTTTATGGATATTATGTCACACAATTAAATATACAAATAGTTCTGCACTGGTTCAGGTAGATAATCCGTCATTAAGGATATTTGCAAATGTTATTAACACGGGTAATACATCTAATTTAATAATGTACGTGGGTTCAGGGGCTATTTTTATATCCGGTGAGCGTGGGTTCTTTGGCCCTCAGTTTGGTGCTGACTCTTTAAAGAATAGTATCACCACAGAAGCAAACCTTATAAATATTAGAAATTGTACAACATATAATGGTGTTTATAATACAGGGATATTAAGACTTAGGTCTTTATCCTGCGCTACAGATAACGGAAATGGATTAGCAACGATTAGGATTAAGTCAGGGGTAACCCTTGGTGGAACTCCTGTATTCACACCCGTTTCTGGTAGTACGGCTGATAACGGGGTTACAATAACATCGGGAAACGGGATTGCCTCTTATGATGTTGCAGGTACAGGTACGTCGGGATTAACAATATTTAATGTATGCTTAGCTCGTAACTCAAACTTGGTTTATGATTTAACACCATTTAATCTGTTTGTTCTACCTGCACAGACCCTTTCAATAACAGCATTCAGTGCTTCGAGTTCATCAATACAAGTGGCGTTAAATTGGCAAGGTGATATGTAATGGCAATTATAGTTGAAGACGGTACAGGGGTTACAGGAGCTAATAGTTATGTCTCTACGACAACCCTAACAACCTTTGCAACAGCACGAAGTGTTACACTAACAGCGGGCGCTGAAACTTTACTAATTCAGGCGATGGATTATATTGAATCACAAAGATACAAAGGGTTAAAGGTTGGATACACACAAGTATTACAATGGCCTAGATACGACGTCTATATTGACGGTTATTATGCCACACCAACAGATATACCACAGCAATTAAAAGACGCCTTGT